AAAATGGGGGATTTAATGGGTTTAGTAAAAATTAAATTTGAAGTATTGAATGAGGTTCAATTTAGTAGAGCTTTTGGGGATGCTGCTAATAAAGTTAATGATTTAACTTTACCTTTTTCTTTACTGGCAAATGATTTTTTTACTACAATGGCTAATGTATTCGAAGCAGAAGGAGCTTTTGAAGAAAGAGAAAAATGGCAAGAATTATCTCCTACTTATGCTGCTTGGAAAGCCAGACATTACCCAGGTAAAAAGATATTGGAAAGAACTGGAAGGATGTTGCGTTCATTAACAATAAGAGGTAGTGAGGATAATATTTTAAAAATAGAACCAATGGAATTACAAATAGGAACAAGAGTTCCTTATGCTATTTATCATCAAACTGGAACACCAAGATTACCAATGAGAAAGATTATAGAATTAACTGGAGAACAAAAGAAACGATGGGTTCAGATTGTTCATAAGTATATATGGAGCATTTATCATCAAACTGCTGAGCAAACAAGGAGATATGGTTGAATTTATTAAATGATATCGAATATTATGGAATGGAGATTTTAGATTTATTTGGGCAAACTGCATTTTCTGATAAACTTTTATTGATTACAGTAGAGAAAGGTAATGATTTTATATTAGATAACTTCTCCTGTCGAAAGTATGGATGGGCTAATGTAGAGGCGGAGTTACCTGTTCTCTATGTAATGGGGCTTAGAGAAGAGCTAATAAAAGATGAAGGGAATTGTAGATGGCAATGGTTCAAGTATGCAATTGAAGTTTATATTGCTGGTGATAATACAGAGCAACTTGAGAAGAAAGTAAATAGATATGCAAGGGCAATTGATGAAATGTTGATTGCAAAATATCGTGATGATGGGATGAGAACAGCAATTGAATATTCACCAGTATTTAAGTATGAAGATTCATTATTTAAGGTTTGTAGTATTTTATTTCAATTAAAAGTTTTTCAAGATATAACGTAAAGGAGGGTAATAGAATGGCTTATAATAAAGCTAATGTAATAGTTGGTCCAGCTACATTGCAGATTAATGATGCAACCCCTGGTTGGACGAGTGGTGGGGTAATGATTGAACATACTTCTGAATTTTATAGTGTAGAAGTAGACCAAGAACCAAATCCTGTAAAAACATTTAGAATTAAAGAAACCTTCAAGATTAAGACTAATTTAGTAGAAAATACTCTTGAAAATATTAAGATTGCTTGGGGAATTGATTCTGCAATTGATACCACAACAAGAGCTGGTTATAGGAGAATAGTTCTTGGAGGGAATTCTGCAGAAGCTGTTGAACATACTTTAGATGTTTATGGGAATGCTCCAGGAACACCTTCCCGCCAAAGGAGAATTCATTTTTATCGAGTTGCTGCGGTAGAGTTTGGTTCGATAGCAATTGAAAAGAATAAAGAACAACTTATTCCTGTAACTTTTGAAGCATTGATTGACCCAACTTATGATGCGGTGGGCTATTGGGAAGACCAGACTGCAAGAGAGTATAAAAATTTAACTTTAAGAGTAACAGTAACTTAATTTTAAAAGGAGATTGAAAAATGAAGATTGAAAAATTGGAAAATGGATATAAATTAACAGATTTATATATAACAGCTTCTCTATTATGTGAAACAGATATCGAATTAATTACTGTTGATAAATTTGATAAAAAACAAACTATGTTTGTCATTAAAGGAGACCCAGTGAGAATTAAATCACTTATTGATGCCTTCTTTAATGGCAAACATAGAGTAGATGCTAATTTATATGGGACTAAAATTAGGATGTTAAAATCACAATTATATTCTAATTATTAGGAGAATCGATGTATTCATTAACAGATATTATTATTGGACCAGCAGATATATATGTTGATAATCAAAATGTGGGATGGACTAAAGCTGGTGTTAGAATAAGAGTGAATAAAAGTATGTGGTTTCGTCCATCTTTTGATGGTTTAGGTGTTTCTGAGGTAGTAAAGCAAACAGAAGATTTTTATATTTCAACAGTTTTATCAGAAGCAACACTTGCTAATTTGAAGAGGGTTTGGGGTTTGGCAGAAACTATCACTAATCCTAATGATTCTTCGTCTTATATTCGTATTGATTTTGGGGGAGGGCAAACTGTTCCTATACATACTTTAAAATTTATAGCAAGAGAAAGGACATTACAAGTAATTTTTCATAAAGTAATAGCTGTTGATTTTGGAGAGATTGGTTATTTTCGTTTTAGTGAAACTGTTATGCCTGTAACTTTTAGAGCATTACTTGATATAACTAAAGATGTTGGGGAACAAATTGGTTATCTTTTACAAGGACCATCCGTTTCAGAAAACAATCTTATTTTGCGTTTAAGTATTTTTAAAGTAGTTAGAAGTAGTTTTGTCTGCAGTTTGACCATTTTCTTATGGAATGATTCAGAGGATTTAGTATTAAGAACGTTAGTATATAGACAATCTTATACGAATTTAGTAAATAGTATAATTTCAAGAGCATTTATTTCTATTAATCTAATAAATAGATTGGTAACAAGGATTGCAACATCTATTACTTTAGTAGATAGAACAACAGTATTAAAACAATCTACAAATAATTTAATATGTCAGTTAACAAAAACTACATAATAATTGAAAAGGAGGATTGCTTATGGAAAAGGGTAAAAGAACTGATTCTGAAATTCTTGTCCCACAATTCAGAACAGTTAAAATCAGCGGGAAACAATTCGAAGTAAAACCATTCTCAGTAAAAGATATTATCTTTTTTACAAGAGATTTGATTGAGGGTTTATCTAAAATTAAAGAAAAATATCCTTCTCTCGAATTTAAACAAGAAGACCTTTTGGTTTATTTTCCTTTAGTTGTTGATGAAGCACCACGGTTATTTGGTTTATTAGCAAGGGCAATCGGGCAAGAAAGAGAATGGTTAGAAGAACAGACAGACCTTGTAGGAGTGTCAGAGTTATTTACTATTGTTACGGAAATAAATGATTTTGGTCAGATAATATCAAATTTTCAGAGAGGCTGGAGCAAACTCAAGAGTCAGACAATCAGAGCTTCAGCCAAGCAATAGACCTGATTGCCGCTGAATATGGGTGGTCGCTTGAGCAGATATTAAATTTGACTGTTAGTCAATTAAACTTATTGATTGAAACTATTGGCATTAGAGGAAAGAAGGATGCTATGAATCAAGCGATATTTATGCGTTTAGCTATTTCGGCTTCTTTGACTAAAGAAGGAGCTGATTTATTTCATCAGTTGGTGGATGAAGTATTTACAGATAGACAAATTATAAGAGTTACTACTGAAAATTTATCTAAATTTAAGATAGGGGTTAAATAATGGCATTAGAACAAACGGTAGCAGAACTTATTTTAAAGATAATTGCTGATTCAACAGAAGTTAGAAAAGCATTACAAGATGTTGCACAAGGTGAAAAAAAGTTAGTAAAGGATTCTAAAGATGCTTCATTAGCGGTAGGGAGTTCTGTTGATAAGGTAATGGATAAAACTCAAGAACAAATAAAAAGGACTCAAAGAGGATTTGAGAGTTTTGGTTATGGTTTACGTAAATTAAGTTCCAGTTTAATGATTATGGGAACAATGATTTCTGCTCCTTTTATTGCTTCTATAAATGTTGCGGCAAAAACAAATGCTCAAATTAGGTTAGCAATGTTAGGGGTAACTTCCTCTTTTAGAAATTTATCAGAGGAAATAGGAAATGCAGCATTACCTTTAATTGAGAAATTTTCAGAAGCAATAAGAAAATTAGTAAAATGGTTTGTTGACCTCCCTCCAGAAGTAAAAAAGAATATTGTTCAATTTTCTTTACTTATTGGAATTACTCTAACATTAATTGGTTCGGTGGTGAGATTAATATATATGCTAAAGATTGTTGGTGCTTTAGATGCTTTAAAAACTATTATTACTTTTCTTATTATAAATTTTAAATTGCTTTCTATTATTCTCGGTTCGGTAGTGATTGCTTTTGCTGCTTGGAAAGTTGGTATATGGATTAGTGATATTACGGGTTTAAATGAAGCATTAAGTGGCAAGAATGGTTTATTTACTAAAATATTTGAGTGGCTTGATAAGAACAATGTTCTTGGGAAACTAAAGGAATTTGCTGCAACTATTGGTTCATTAGCAATACGTTGGTCCACAGGGATGGGATTTATTCCTCCAGAGGCAATTGATTTAGGTAAGATAACAGTAACTCCTCCTAAAACTGTAAAAAAAGAAAAAAGTCCTTTTGGTAAAATGATGGATGAGTTAGGAGCAGGTTTTAAAGTAGGTATACTTAATATATATAAAGAATTTACTAATTTTGGTGCTGCTATGGAGAATGGTGCAAAAACAATAGCGATGGGAATGAAAGATTCTTTTAGCACTATTTTCTTTGATGCTTTTACAGGGGAATTAAAGAAAGCTCAAGAATATTTTACTGCTTTTGGAAGAATAATTTTAAAAGTATTAGCTGAAATTTTAGCTCAGATTTTAGTTGTAAGAACTCTTAGAACAGTATTACCTTCTTCTTGGTTTGGAATTATTGGTAGCGAACACGAGGGAGGAACAATTGGTCCAATTGTTAGAAAGGCACATTCAGGATTATCTACTGGAGAAGTTCCTGTGATTGCTCAAACAGGGGAGGGGTATTTAAGTCGCAATGGAATGGCAACATTAGGTTCTAAAGGATTAGACTCTTTAAATAGAGGAGAAGCTCCTTTTTCAGGAGGGCAAAAACCAGTAGTTGTTTTTATTCAGTCTTGGGATGTTTCTGATGTTTGGAGAAATAGAAAAGTGTTTGAGGGTATTATTTCTAATGCATTAAAAAGTAATTCTCCATTAAGAGGGGATGTGAAAAGATATGGCTGATTTTTCTTTAGTTCCTGATTTTGTTTTTGTAACAAAAATATCTTATAAAACAGCAATAACTGAATATGAGAATGGTATCGAACAGAGAAGGGCATTATGGTCTTCAAGTCTTAAAACTTGGCAATTAGTTTATGAAGAAAGAGGGAATACTGATATAGAAATAATTACAACATTATTTGATTCTAAAAAAGGAGCATCTTCTTCTTTTACTTGGACTAATCCTAAAGATAATGTTGATTATACTGTCCGTTTCGAAGAGGATGATTTAGAGTTAATTTATAATCCTAATTTAACTTGGAGTGTTAGTTTTAAATTAAAGCAGGTTAAATAATGAGAGATATAAGTTCTACTTTTATAGAAGAGAAAAATAAACAAGAAAATCAACCAATTTTTCTTTATACTATTTTTGAATATGATGGTTCTTCTAATTTATATTTAGCAGAATATGATGTTGATATTATCTT